TGGTCCTACTGGTGCAGGTGGTGCTTTAGGCTACTATGGATCCTTCTTTGATACAACAGATCAACCTATTACTGTAATAAATACTCCACAAGTAGTAGGAATTAGCAATCAAACTGCTGCAAATGGAGTATCAATAGTTGGCGGGAACCAAATAACACTTGCCAATCCAGCAACATATCTATTAACTGCACTATTTACTATAAGTAATAATTCTTCTTCAGTTGAAGATGTTAAGTTTTGGCTTAAATTAAATGGAACAGATTATGCAAATTCTGGTATTCACCAGTCAATTAAAGCAAGAAAATCTGCTGGTGTTCCTTCTGAAACAGAAATGACTTTATCATTTACAGGAACATCTGTAAATCCAAATGATTATGTTCAAATTTACTGGGAAGGTACTTCAACTGACCTTGCATTAGAGTCTGAACCAGTTGGTACAACTCCATTGGCACCATCTGTCGTATTATCTGTAACTCAGGTTATGAATACACAGGTTGGGCCTACTGGAGTCACAGGAGTTACTGGAGTAACAGGAGCAACTGGTGCTACAGGACCTGGTGGTAGCGATTTAACTGCGGGACCAATAAGATCAGTCTCAGGAACATCATCTATATTCTCACAAACAGGTACAGGCGATACATTTGTAATGAGTACTGGAGATCCAGTATTTGCAAGTGGAATTACTGTTGATACTAATATTCTTCTTAATAATGGAACTGGTTCTGGCTTTGGTAACTTGCGCTTTGGTCCAAACAATGGACTTCAACTATTAACAACAGGTAATCAGAATCTAGCAATTGGATCTCGTACATTAGAAAGTTTAACAGATGGAAATAACAACTTAGCCATTGGTTCTGACACTATGCGATTTGGTACATCAGGTAACGACAATGTTGCTATTGGTAACTTTTCCTTGATGGACAATACAACAGGTAATGGAAATGTTGGTGTTGGTTCTTCTACCCTTCAAAACAATACTACAGGTATGAGCAATGTTGCTATTGGTAACTCTGCATTAGATACAAATACAACTGGTCAATTTAATGTTGCTATTGGTGGACAAGCACTAAAAGACAATGCAACTGGAGTGCGAAATGTTGCTATTGGAGCACTAAGTTTTGAAAATAATACTGTAAGCGATGGTGTTGCAGTTGGTTATCAAGCAGCAAGAAGAAACACAACTGGTCTTTATAATGTTGCTGTTGGTGCTTATTCATTGTATGAAAATACAACTGGAGAAAGAAATGTTGCAGTTGGACAGGCTGCTTTAGAAAAAAGTACAGCAGGTAACGAGAATGTTGCAATAGGTGATAATGCTCTTGCTAATAGCACTGGCGTAAGCAACCAGGTAGCAATTGGATCACAAGCATTAAAATTAAACACAACTGGAGCACAAAACCTAGCAATTGGCTTTGAAGCATTAGAAAACAACCTTACAGGTAACGCAAATATTGCTATTGGTGATGGTGCTTTAAAGGCTTCTACAGTATCTGGTCAAACAGCAATTGGTTATAGAGCACTTACTTCAAACACAACTGGAATTAACAATCTAGCAATTTCATCTAACGCTCTTACCTTAAACACAACAGGTAGTCGTAACACAGCAATTGGTACTGGTGCTCTTTCTGTAAACACAATAGGAAATAGCAACACGGCAGTTGGTTCAAATGCTCTATATAACAACACTGGAAGCGACAACATTGGAATTGGCCAGGCTGCTTTATTTAACAATACAACTGGAAGTAGTAATATTTCTATTGGCTCTGGTTCACTTGATACAAACACAACAGGAAACAATAACACAGCAGTTGGAACATCAGCATTACAGTTTAACACTACTGGAACACGAAATACTGGTGTTGGAGGATTTGCTGGTAGAGGATTTACTACTGGAACTGACAATACAGCAATTGGTTTCCAAGCATTACTTAATGCTACTACAGGGTTTAACAATGTTGCAATTGGTAGTTCAGCAGCACAAAATACAACTACTGCCACTGGTGTGGTTGCTATTGGTGCATCCACAGTGTTTACAAACACAACAGGAACTGGTACATTTGTTGGTGGAAATGCCTCAGCAGGTAATGTGACTGGAACTGCTAATGTTGCAGTTGGAACAGCAGCATTTCAAGGATCTGGATCATCTTCAGACAATGTTACTGTAGGACAAGGAACTGCACAATTTGTAGGAACTGGAATTGTAACAGTTGGAGCAATTTCAAATCCTGGATCAGGATATACTGATGGAACATACACAACTGTTCCTTTATATCCTGCAAGAACATTTGTTGGTCAGCCTGCTCGTTTTACTATAGTGGTATCTGGTGGAGTTGTTACAAGCGCAACATTAACAAGTTCTGGTTCAGGATATATAGTTACAGATGTTTTATCCTATATTACAGGTACTGGATCTGCAGGTCTTGATACTGGAACAGGCTTTAGCATACCAGTTGCATCAATTATAAATGCCAGCAGAAATACTTTAGTTGGTAGAGGAGCATATCAGTTAAGTTTTCAGGGTGAAAACAACACAATGATTGGATACCAGGCAGGACGAAATCCTTCTGGTGCCACAGTCAATCGCAGTGTGTTTCTTGGATACCAAGCAGGTCTTAATGAGACAAACTCTGACAGACTTTATATATCTAACACAAATACTACAACTCCTCTGATCTTTGGTGCCTTTGATAACACTGGTGGTACTGCTGGAAGAGTTAAGATTAATGGTCAATTAGAATTACAGACCAAGACTCCAGCATCAGCATCTGCTACAGGTACGGTTGGAGAAATTGCCTGGGATGCAGACTATATCTACATCTGCACAGCAACAGACACTTGGAAGCGAGTAGGCATAGCAACATGGTAAAATTAACTAATGGAAAAGGATAAATAAATGAGTCTTTCTAAAAGATTGAGGGCATCTGAAGAAGCCAGAGATATGAATAGTCAGTATATTCTTCCTCTGATTCCTCCTCGTCCATTATTTGGTGTTGCTAATACTGGTACATATGTAGACACAGAGTCTGCTATTCGTACATCTACCGTTTATTCTTGCGTAAGACTACTTGGAGATACTATTTCTTCATTGCCAATGGGTGCTTATGTACGCAGAGGTCGTAATCGTCTTTCATATACAACAGTTTATGGAGAGACTCCAGCATGGGTAAACAAACCAAATCCAGAATCAACAAGACTAGAATTTATTGAGCAAGTAATTACTTCTATGCATCTACATGGTAATGCATTTATTTTGACGGTAAGAGACGATAATAATGAAGTAACAGAACTATATGTACTAAACCCAAATGAAGTAAGAATTGAAAGACCTATTCCAGGTGAACCACTTGTTTATAGAGTTAAAGACATAGATAATGCAATGTATGATCAAATTCTTACAAGCAATGAAGTTCTTCACATTCCTCTATTTAGAATGCCAGGATCTTATTATGGCTTAAGCCCAATTGGTGCTTGCCGTATGTCTATTGGTATTGCACAGGCTTCTGATACATATGCTGCATCATATTTTGGTAACGCATCAAATCCTGGTGGAGTTATTGAAGTTGCAGGAGAATTAAACGCAGAACAAGCAGGAGATATTGCTCGTAACTGGCAAGAATCACACTCTGGACCATATATGTCTGGCAAAGTTGGTATTCTTTCTGGTGGTGCAGCATTTAAGCCATTATCACTAAACGCTTCTGACGCACAACTAATTGAAGTAAGAAAATTTAATGTAGAAGACATTGCAAGAATATTCCGTGTTCCACTAAGTTTATTAGGTCATCCAGTACAAGGTGCAATGAGTTATGCTTCTGTTGAAGCACAGAACCTTTCATTTGTACAACACTCATTGCGTCCATTGCTAGAGCGTTTGGAACAAGCACTATCTCCACTACTTCCTGAGTCAGATGGATTTATTCGCTTTAATCTAGATGCACTTTTGCGTGGTACTACAATTGAGCGTTTTGATGCCTACACAAAGGGACTAAGAGAAGGCTTCTTGTCACTAAACGATGTACGCAACTACGAAGATTTGTCATCACTTGGAGAGCCAGGAGACCAATACAGACTTCCTCTTCAGAACATTGATGCTTCTCAAGCACCACTTGTTGGAGATAAGATGAAGGCTGAGATTGCATCTATTCTTGTACAAGTTGGATACAACCCAGATGATGTGGCTAAGATGCTTGATATTTCAGAACTATCGCATACAGGACTTCCTTCAGCACAATTACAGCAAGTATCCTTGGTTGATCCAACAGATCCAAAGGCTGCTTACAGTGATGAGGTTAAGGAATAATGCCTGTAGAAAATGTTCCAGAGTTTATAAAAAACAATGCCCAAAGAGGCCTGGATTATTTAGCAGAAGGTTTTGGTGGCGACGGTCTAACTGAAGGTACCAAGAGAGCAGCAAGAGAGATGGCAGCAGGTCGTATCTCTGATGATAAAGTAAGAAAGATGGCCCCTTGGTTCGCAAGACACAAGGCAGATGGACAAGCACCACAGAATAAAGATTCCTCAGATCCAGGATATC